AGTTCCTCCAAGAGGATGGAGAAATTGAAAAGGATTTAAGTCTGCGCGAGATATACAATAAATATCTTCATCCGGAAGTTCTGCCAATTGAAACAGATACTAAAATGTGGGATGCTCTTGGAGAAGTATCGGTTATTAATACTTTCCAGTTTGATAGTATGGATGGCGCCAAAGCCGCAAAGAAATTAAAGCCTAGAACCATTCTTGAAATGGCTGACGCCAATGGTCTAATTCGTCTGATGGGAGAAGAAGGCCAAGAGCGACCCATTGATAAATATTATAGATACAAAAACAACATAAATCTTTGGTATCAAGAGATGGATAGATATGGTTTAACTAAAGAAGAACAAGAATATTTGGAACCATATTTTAAATCATCTTATGGTGTTCCACCAAGCCAAGAGCAACTTATGAAAATGTTAATGGATGAACACATCTGCGGCTTTAGCCTGAGCGAAGCAAACAACGCGCGTAAAATTGTCGGTAAAAAGCAAATGTCAAAAATCCCTGCTCTAAGAGAGCAGGTTCTAAAGAGAGCGACGAGCTCCGCCTTGGGACAATATGTTTGGAAGTTTGGCGCCGGGCCGCAGATGGGTTATTCGTTCTCACTTATTCATGCACTTGCATATTCATTCGTGGGCGCGCAAACACTATACCTTGGCACTCATTGGGACCCCATCTACTGGGATACTGCGTGTCTCGTTGTAAACAGTGGTTCTCTTGAAGAAGATGTTGTTGATGAAGATGGCGAAGTGCTGTATGATGAAGAAGAAGATACTGAAATTGAAAAGAAAAAGAAAGCTACAAGCACTGACTATGGTAAAGTAGCAAAGGCTTTAAATGAAATTATCAATGCTGGTATTAATGTCAGCCTGGTTGATATTAATGCTTCTGGATTTGGCTTTAAGCCAGACGTTAAAAATCATCGTATCCTTTTTGGAATGAAAGCATTGTTAAATGTTAACGATGATTTGGTAAATAAAATCATAGAAAATCGTCCATATTATTCTATTAAAGATTTCTATAATCGCATCAAGCCAACAAAACAGTCAATGGTTTCGCTAATCAAGGCTGGGGCATTTGATGAGATGATGGAACGCAAACTTGCGATGGCATGGTATATTTGGGAAACCTGCGATAAGAAAACAAGATTAACCTTACAAAATTTCTCAACATTGGTAAAGCAAGATATGGTTCCGTTGGATACAGAAGAGAGACAATTAGCATTTAAGGTTTATGAATTTAATCGTTATCTAAAAGCCATGTGTAAGAATAAAGAAAGTTCTGTTTGGTATTTCTTAGACAATAGAGCAATTGATTTCCTTGTAAAGATTGATAAATTAAATCTTATAAAAGAAAATGAGTTTTTGGAAATTAAAGCATGGGATAAAGTTTATCAAACCTATATGGACGTCTTTAGAGAATGGCTCCGCGCAGACGGTGAGAAAGTGTTGGAAGATTTAAATGCGCGAATATTCAAAGCAGATTGGGATAAATATGCAGGCGCAGGCAATCTCTCCGCGTGGGAAATGGAAGTTCTCTGTTTCTACAGTCATCCGCACGAGCTGGCAGACGTAAATAAAGAAAGATATGGATTAAGTAATTTCTTTGAAATTCCAGAAGAGCCAGTTGTTGAGAGAACATTTTATAAGAGTAATCACGCAATTAATATATTTAAACTATTCCGCATTAGCGGAACTTGTATCGCAAAGAATAAGACAAAGAGCATTGTTACAATTCTTACAACAGATGGTGTTGTAAATGTGAAATTTAGAAAAGAATATTTTGCGTTGTTTGACAAACGTATCTCCGAGCGAGGAGAAGATGGAGTTAAGCACGTTGTTGAAAAAAGTTGGTTTGATAGAGGCAATATGATAATGGTTCAGGGTGTGCGCTCGGGCAGTGATTTTATCACAAAGAAGTATTCTTCTTCTGCTGGGCATCAATTATATCATATTACAAATATAGAAAACGATGGTAGTCTTGTTCTTCAAACCGAACGATATAAAGGAGAAGAGGGCGAATAATGGAAAAAGAAATTTGTAAATACTATAATGTTAGAGAATGTGGAGCATTTTGCTATGGACAGAAAGATGCTCCAATAACCCAGTGCGAAGGGGATATCCTAAAATGTGATATCCCCGACTACAAGGCTAAGACGCTTAAAGAGAAAACAAAAGATAATGTTAATCATCCTTCTCACTATAACGCAGGAGGTATTGAATGCATTGAAGCACTTGCGGCCGCCACAAGCGGCCTTGAGGGGATTGAATCATTCTGCACTGCCAATGCTATTAAATATCTATGGCGTTGGAAGTATAAGAATGGACAAGAGGATTTGGAAAAGGCTATATGGTATATTAATTACCTCATTGCGCACCTGGGCAAGAGTAATTAATTTTATAGTTACAAAAACTAAATATAGTAGAAATCACAATATTTCTTACCATATTTAGTTTTGGAGGATTGAGAATGAATAAAGTTATTAAACGAGATGGAACACTTGTTCCATTTGATGAACAAAAGATTATAAATGCAATTAATAAAGCTTTTCTTGAAGTTGACGGCAAACTTTATGAAGATGATACTGCTAAAGATATTGCCAATGAAATTGCAACAATGATTCAAGATAACCCAGTAACCGTTGAGACTATTCAAGATTGGGTAGAAAATTATTTAATGCGCTCGGAGCGCAGTGATGTGGCACGCGCATACATTCGCTATCGCTATAAGAAAGAAGTTGCTCGTAACTTCTAGCATGATTTTATTGATGCTATCCGTGAGAAACTTGGCGCAGAAGATGTTCAAAATCAAAATGCAAATATTGATGAATATTCATTCGGCGGCCGCACAGGAGAAGCATCTGGTGTAATGACAAAGAAACTGGCTCTTGATTACCTCTTATCTGAGAACTCAAGAAAAAATCACGAAGGTAACATGATTTATATTCATGACCTTGATAATTATTATGTTGGTAGTCATAACTGTTTAAGTATCCCATTTGATGACCTCCTGGCTAAAGGATTTAACACTCGTCAAACAGACGTGCGGCCGGCCGGCTCAGTTAATACTGCGATGCAATTAGTCGCTGTAATTTTCCAGTTGCAATCTCTGCAACAGTTTGGCGGCGTCAGCGCCACGCACCTAGACTGGACGATGGTGCCCTACGTGCGCAAGAGTTTTTGGAAGCATTATAAAGATGGATTAAAATATATAGAAAATGTAGAAGATGCCGAAGAATTAAAAATTGTTCCAAATGGTCCAGAAGCAGTTTCTATTACAGAAAGTGGATATAATACATATCCTAAAGCATATTCATATGCTATGGATATGACAGAGAAAGAAATCCATCAAGCAGTTGAAGGTCTTTATCACAATTTAAATACTCTTCAATCCAGAAGTGGCAACCAATTGCCATTTACCTCAATTAATTATGGCACTTGCACCCTTACAGAAGGAAGAATGGTTACCCAGGCTCTTCTGGAAGTTAGTATTGAAGGACTCGGCAAACTGCATAAAACATCAATTTTCCCATGTGGAATTTTCCAATGTATGAAAGGAATTAATCGTGAACCAGGAGATCCTAATTATGACCTTTACCAGTTAGCCCTACAAAGCACAGCTAAACGACTGTATCCAAATTACGCTAATGTAGACTGGTCTGGAAACGCCGGATACGACATTAATGACCCTCGCACCTATTTCTCGACTATGGGCTGCAGAACAGCGAATGGGTTTGATATCAATGGATTAGGGCAATTAAAAGATGGACGTGGAAATATTTGCCCAGTTACTATTATTCTTCCAACAATTGCTATGATGGCGAAGGAAGATATTGCACAACTGTATGCCGAAATGACTGATATTGAGACATATGATGTTGTTCAAAGATTTATGCTTCTGTTAGACCAAAAGATTCACGAAGCAAAGGATATGTTAATTGAGCGTTTTGAATGGATTTGCTCACAGTCTCCTGCTTCGGCAAAGTTTATGTATGAGAATGGTCTTATGGCCGGCTACAAGCCAGAAGAGGGAATTCGTAGTGCGCTAAAGCATGGCACCGTTGTTATTGGTCAATTGGGATTAGCTGAGTGTTTACAAATTCTTATCGGCTGCGACCATACCGAGCCAAGAGGAATGGAGTTAGCAAAACAAATTGAGCAGTTATTTAAAGATAGGTGCGCCGAATTTAAACAGGAATATAAATTAAACTTTGGTGTTTATTATACGCCTGCGGAAAACCTTTGCTATACTGCGTTAAAGAAATTTAGAGCAGCATATGGAATTATTCCAAAAGTTTCTGATAAAGACTTCTTCACTAACAGTATGCATGTTCCAGTCTGGCGCAATATGAGTCCATTTGATAAAATTGATATTGAAAGTCAATTAACAGG